TCCACCACCTAGTGGAGCAGGCTCTTCCTTGGGTGCAACGCCAGGGCCTAGTTTGCTCATGTTTTCTGAAGCATCGTGAACGGGTTGTTCTGTACCTAGAAAGATGCCCTTTCCGGTTGCATCTTTAGTGTAAGTTCTAGCATCAATCAATGTAGGATACGCCATTTTTTGTTGTTTTTGTTCTGCCATATTTTTCCCCTAATACTGAGTTATTTATACATTTAAATATTTTGAAATTAAATAGTACTATCTTCATCTTTCTTTTTTTTCTTCTTTTTTCTTCCACTCACATAATCCACAACTTCTCCAGGAGATACTGCATTTACTACTCTGGGATCACCAATAACAGATGCAAGAGCTATGGCCCGTTTTGCTTCTGCTTCTGGGGTATTACTTAATCCACCCAAAACATCAGCACCAGCTTTTGCCAACGAACCCAGACCTGCTAGTTTTCCACCTTTTGCTAGTAAAGCTCCAGCGGCCTGTTTAAGTCCAAATCCTGCTACTTTTGCTAATCCAACAGGACCTACCATTCCTGAAGCCAAACCTAAAACATTCATAAGTGCAGGATTTTTCATTAAAGTAGCAGCAGTACGAACACCTTTACCTTTAGACCAAGCGGTTTGGCCGGGCAGATACGCCACGGCATCTTGTGGATCTTTTGGATATGCTGCCATTAAATTTCTAATAGATTTTTTAGAAACGCCTTTTGTCGCATCTTTAATAGCTTTGGCTTTATTTTTTATATTAGCAATACCTAGAGGATTACCAATAGTTCCTCGTGTTCCTACTCCAAAAATTCCAGAAGCTTCTAGCAGTTGAACTAGTTCTCCTCGCTCAAATCTGTTTGCTTCGGTCATAACTTGTTGAACACCCGCCCCCGTGCTTTTTTTTGCGGTTAAACGTGGTTTACGTTTTCCAGATTCTTCAGATGCAGCGGCGTATAATTGTGGTTTATTTACGTTCGCAACAGAACGTACTGCAGCATCGGGTTTAGTAGAAGCCACTTGAATACCACCGTGCACGTCTGCACCAGTAGGAGTTCCTTCAGTGGTTCCTTTAGGAGTTGTAGTTGGTGGTGTGCTGTAAGGATTTGTTATAGGTTTAGGTTGTGTAACACTTGGAGTTTGCCCACCACCAAATTGTCCTGTTTGTGGGGCAATAGCAGGAGTCGAAACACTTGGTTCTGGTTCTTCTGCTTGTTCTGGTTTTCCGCCTTTGGCAGCAAGATAGTCTTGCCACGCTTGTTGCTTTAAAGCTGAAGACGGATCTTTTTGTAATTCTGCTTGTAAAGCAGTGGCTGAAATGTTTTGCAATCGTGTTGCTCTATTTTTTTCTGCTTGTTGTTGTCTGGCTTCTTCGCGCCCAGCTGCTTCTTGTTTACCAAAAAAACCAGAAACTTCCCGTACTTTTCTTTGGTAATTAGCAATATCTTGTGGGGTTTGTAGTGCCTTAACATCAGTACCTAATAGAGCACCAACGTCGATTTTTTCTCCACTAGCTGTGGTTACGGTTCCTCTCTTACCCGTGTCTTTCATTCTTTGTCTTGATGCTTCTATTGCTTTTGCGGTTGCTTCTTTTTGCGTTACTTTTTGACTCTCTATTGCAGCGTCTGCAGTAGCAATATCCTGATCCGTAGCCGTAGCAGGATCTATTCCAGCATTCCTTAAAGCTCGTTCTCGTTGTACACCTCTACTAACAAGTTGAGCAGAGGTAAGAGGCTTTTGTTGTTGTGTTGGCTGATCCGGTCTAGCAAGTAGAGATGGAGGAGCTGGTTCTTCAGAAGTAGAAGTGGAAGTTCCTCCTCTTTGTCCTAATTCAAGAGCAGTGTTAATTCGTGCTTGTGCTTCTTCTTGTGAAGTTTTTTCTGCTGCTTGTTTGGCTTGTGTACGTTCTGCGGCAATTCTTGCACCAATCTCTCGATTAGCTCGCAAACCAATATCTTCGCCTGCAGCCCTAGCCTCAGCACCTAATCGATCTATATTTCTAAAATAATCTTGAAGGTTATCACTAGTTGGACTAGTTCCTACAGTATATTTTGTTTTTTGTTCGTCTTGATTCTTGAGAGTTTCTGCTCTTTCTTGTGTAGCTTTTTCTTTGGCAACTACTTCTTTCCGACGCTCAGGAGACAGCTGATTCCACATAGCGTCGTCCATCCAGTTTGGACGACCAGTTTTGGGGTTTAAACCAATAGGAGGCTGTGCAGGTCCACCCCTGTCGTCGTCTCGTCTCGCTTCAGAAAGAATGTTTCGCCCAATTCGCATATTAGATCTTTCGTAAAAAGTCTTCAAACAGTTTAATAGCTTTTTCTTCTAATTTTCTGGAAGACGCTTTTTTAATTTCTTGTTTGTACTCTTCTATAGTACGTTCTTCTAAAACACCGTTATTCCAGATCCACTCTTTGCCTTCCATAATACCGTTTACAAACGCTCCCGGTGCAGACGGATCTGCAACAATATCTACGGCAGAAAGCATGAAATCTGGTTGAACTTCGTTGTATCCGTTTCGTTGTTTTAGTGAACCCATACCACGGCTAGATACACCCAATTTAGCACCTTCGTCAATAAGATTTTTAACGATGTTGCCCATAGGTGTTTTCATTATTTTGGCTTTACCCCAAACGTCGTTTCCGTTGGTGTTAAACTCTTTAATGATATGAGATACGCGATCAAGATTTACGGTTGGACTTGCTGGGTGGTTTAGCTCACCAAAAGCCCGATTGTTTTGTACGTAATCTTTGCTGTAACGAGCTACTTCGTTTAAAAGAATGTTTTTAGGATACACTCTTTTATTTCTGTTTAGAGTATCGGCTTGCATGAAAGGACCTTCAATAAAGTAAGTCTTTTCACCGGTAGCTTCATCAGCTTCCGTCAGAAACTTCACTTCTTCTACTGTTTCTGTTATTAACTTCATTCTTCGTCCTCTTCTTCTGTTTCTTCAGATTCCTCATCTGTTTCCTCTGCGTCTTCGTCTTCGGACTCACCTTCTTCTTCTTCCTCAGATTGCTCCTCGTCCTCTTCCACATCTTCTTCTCTTTCTCCCATAGCTTTGCCAATTGCAGCTCTTCGGTTACCAAGATATTCGTCAGTTCCATCAACTTTTCCGTCATTGTTGATGTCTTCGTCTTCTTTACCTACAGGATCTAGACCTGGCTCTTCGAAAAGAGTAGGAGCAAAGGTTTCAAACTTTTCGTTTAAAGCTTGAACTAATTTTTGATTTAATTGTTCTTTTAAAACGGCTTGAGCTTGAACTAAATTTTCTTCCACAACCATTTTAATGAACGAGCTTATTGATGAGTTACTCATTGTTTATCCTTTTTATTTTCTAAGTTTGCTAGTTTAACTATTCTGTTAAACGATTCTTGTGATTCTGATAGCAGTTTAATCATTCGTTTTCTGTTATCATTATTTAGATTTTCATATAATTTACTAATATTACCACGTTCTTCTGAACCTAAAATCCCTATATTTCCGTCTTTCAGCTCGTAACTAGCTTCTGGATAGAATGGAATAGTGGCTTCCTTTAGAGGCTTTGGTGTAGAACAAGAAGATACATTTTTAATTTGATCAAAAATAGATTGTTTTTCTAATAGAGTTTTATTGTACAGAAAATCTACAGCTCTATTAGTAATTTCTTCTTTTAAAACCGATTTAAACTTGTCTGGATGGCCATGTAAAACAAATTCAATCAGTCTTTTATGGGTGTTCATTGCTGTTCCTCTTGATCTGGTTGCTCTTCTTCTATTGCTTCTTCTTCCTGACCAGGATTATTAAGCATTTGCTGATACATCTGGGCTTCTTGTGCTTGTAATTGTTCCAGCTGTTCTCTATTTATTTGAGCGTTGATTTCCAGTATTTCTTCTTCTGGTTGCATTAAGAAGTGTTTACGCACATACTCTTCAGAGAAGAATTTACCAATAAAAGGAGTTACTGCTGCTATGATGTCTAATCGTTCTCGTAGAATGTCGTTTCGTTTAAGTTCTGTGAAGTACGAGTCTTGATTAAACGTGAATGACAGGTCTTGACTGATACGATTCCAATCGTCTTCAGACATTAATCCTTTTAGTAATACCTGAGTCTTTAAGATATCAGTGAATAGTGTACTGAATCGTTGTCTTAGAGCGTCAATAAATTTACCAAACTTCACTTCATCTCTGGTAATTTCTGCCGAACGACCCATATTAAACCCAGTATCAGGCATCATACGAGACAGCGGAACTCCTAATGCTCTGTACAGCTTTTGTTGTAAATACAGAACGTCTTCCATCTGTCCTAAGTTTTGTCCGCCATCAAGAGTTGTAATTTCTGTGCCTCTACCACCTTCACGACGAGGCATCCAAAAATCTTCAAGCATGTGCATGTGATTACGACCATCACGAATCATGCCTGTTCCGGGATCGTATGTAATCTTGTTACGATACCTGTTCATGATTTCACGTAGATACTGTTCTGCTTTCTGCTTTGGTAAGTTACCAACGTCTACGTAAAATATACGACGTTCAGGAGCACGAGAAATTCTGTAAATGGCTACTGCATCTTCAATTTGGCGTAATAAATTTAATGGCCTTACGGCCTTTTGTAGATAACCTACAACTCGTTTAGTTGTGGAATCAATAATTCCAGAGTGGGTATATGCTATCGAATCTGGAGCAATTTTCCAACCAGCACTACTAGTAGGATAAGTAGATTCTTTATCTGTATCAGTGTATAGGTAATATTCTTCTATTTTCTTTAAAGGAGAAAAAGGAGCAGAGCCACCCCAAATTGCTCTATCTTTTTCTATTTTCTTTATTTTTTTAATCTTTACAGGATCTATAGGAACTAGTTCCACAATACCTTTACGGATATCACTTTTATCTATTTTTTTATAGTAGAATAATTTAGAATCAATATACCAACGTCTAAAAATATCTGATCCGCGATTTGCAAAATCCATTAGTCGAAGAATGTGGTTAAACTCTCCGTAAATTTTTGTTTTAATTGACTCTGAAAGATTTACTCGATCTAAATTTAATTTTATAGGTTTACGATCTTGGTCCAAAACAATAGCTTCGGTTACTATGTCTTCTACTGCTGCATCAACTTCAGGATACAGAGCCATTGCTCTGTATTGCTGAATCATTTGATTTTCGTCGCGGATAGCACCCGAAAAATCCACAAACGTACCAAAAACGCCACCGGTTTCTAAAATATAAGAACCGTCATAAGTGTCTGGAACTAAGACTTCACCAGCTGGTCTAGACTGTTCTTTTTTTTGCTTTCCTAGTTTGTAACCAAATAATTCAAATTCCATAATATATCCTTAAATTAAGTACCAGTAGCACTAGTACGTGGTGCACCATCATATGTATAGTGGGAGTAATTAAGAGTTACAGCAAAGGAAGCCAGAACGTTATCTTGACTCATATCCAGAGTTAATGGCCCAACTCCAATAGGCCAAACATTAAATAATGTAAAAGTTCTGCCCGGAAGTGCGGTATTGCAGTTAGTTTCGTATTGTTTTATAACCCAAGAAGAACTCCATAAACTGCTAGGATTTGTACCTACGGGAAATGTGGTAATATTTCCACCGTGTGAATTAATATTATCGTGCCAATCGTGAAACTTTTTAAACAAGTTTTCTTTGTCGCTTGCTCCACCAGCATGATCGTCCAAAATGGTAATTTGCCAAGGAAGATAGGTTCTATCGCCTGAATAATTAACAACACGTCCTCTGTGATTTATAGTTATAGCACCAACAGTTGCTTCGGGTAAACTTGCACTTCTTATGTGAAACGGAGTTGTTAAATTATTAGTTGCATTACCGGGACCGATATTACCAATAACTTCAAATCTATTGAGGCGGGTTCCGCCTTTGAATCCGTTTATAAAGTCGTTAATGGATTGATTTGCCATTATTGATACCTGCTTTTTTAGACTAAGTTAACTGTGTAAACTGTAGAGCCGTCTTCTGTATTTACTACATTTAGAGTGATTGTTTCGGTTGACGGTGGCAACACCAAATTAATATCAACCACAAGACTTCCCGCCGAAATGGTTGCAGATGTGTTATTTGTATCGTTACAAATTACTGTGAAGGTTCCACCACCAACCGAAGAAAAGATGTACAGATCTTTTAAGAAATTAGTTATTCTGTTAGAAATTGTTTCTCTAATGATTGCATTATTGGGACCGAACAGATATTCTTGCAAAATAGTTTTTACATTTCTCTTAATATAATTAAGAGTAACCATTACGTTTAATCTGTTCGTAATTAGTGATGAATTATTTTTATACGTCTTGTTTCCCATCAAAAACACACCGATACCAGAATACTGTCTGATTGGGTTAATGTTGTTGGTTTTAAGATTTTCTGCTTCGGTATCAGAGAATATTTGATTTAAACTTATTACGTTTTTAATGGTTTTACTGGTACCGACACCGGCAACTATTGTTGATATATCTGTTAAATTAGAATTTAAAGCCATTAAACCCGCGATATCTGGACTACAATTTATAGAAATGTAAGAACTAGGCCAAATTAGAGATGAAGATACGCGGGTATCGATTTGTTTTCTACCAGCAATATAAGAAACATATTCACTATCTGCTAAAGTAAATCCAAAGTCGTTACTTTCGGAAGAATAGTTTGAAGTTATATTAGTAATATTGCTTTTGTTGCCTATCAAAGCAACGCAATCTTGTCTACTATTTGCAATATTTGCTGCTGCACTTGCAGAAAAAGTATTTCCAGCATCAAACACCACATCTAAAGTAACAAGACTACTATTGTGCAATGGGGTATTAGTTAAACTAAAGTTAGTGTAACTTCCAGTAGATCCGGTTCCACCAATATGGCATGTTCCGTACCCATAATCTAAAAATTGATATACGGCCAACCATTCGTTTTTCCACGCACCGGTAGGACCTGTGGATAGCCCCTTACTGGTTAATTTATTTAACCAAGCGGTTTTGCTGGCTATGCTCATAAGGCCGTCTTGGACCTCTGCAGTGGTTCCCAACGCAGGTATTAGACCGTTTACAGATAAAGTTCCCGCTTTGAAGTCGTATGCCATACTTTCCCCTTACTATAAATTATATTTATATTTTTCACAATTTGGCATCGTCTTCGTCGTCTTGAGTGGTAATAAACCCAAAACTAAACCAGTCGTCTTCTTCAATTTTCTTTATTTCTCCATCAAAAAGCTCTTTACGAATATCAATATTGGTTATTTCTTTAAAATAAGACTGTTTTGTTAGCCACGAGAACAAAACCAAGCACATAACCAAATCGTCTGTATGGCCATCGTCTGCGGCAAAGGTATTGTATTTTGCTATAAACGAGAGGAGTTCTTTAATAGTATCTTCGTCTTCTACTATTAATTTGTCTTGTTCTACCAGACTTTTTAATATAGAACACCCTAATTTTTTCACTGTTACAGTAGTTCGAACACCAAAGAGTGCCTCGCCTTTACCGAATCCACCGTTCAATACCATTCCAGAACGGCCTTTATTGGTACTCATTAAAATATTATCGTATTCTAAATCGTGATGCAAAATATCTGCAACCTGACCACCAATGTCATTTACCTCAACCAATACATACGCATCTTTATATTTTCGCCCTAAAGCAGAAATAACAGTAGGTAAAAGCATTGGAGAAATTATATTATTTCTGTATTTTGCGACTATTCGATACGGTGCATCTGTTATATCAAAAACTAAAATTGCACTGTAATCGTTTCCCTGCCCACGCGAAGTGTCTACAGTCATCACATAAACTCGATTATCTTTGGGCTCTTCGTAAATCCAAAGTCCTTCTTTAGTTACACGTAAAGGCTGTTTTGGAAATAAAACGTGCAATTTAGATGACGATATAAGAGTATTAGACGAACCAATAAAGTCACAATCGTATTCACTTCTAAATTTTTGTTCACCTCCAGAACCACCGCCTAATTGTTTAATTGTTTTTTCTTTCCACTTGTGGTCACGAAGAGGCCCACCCGGATATAGTGGCACTTGAGACCAGTGGACTTCGACTGGTGCGTATTCGTTTTTACCACTCTCTCCGGGAGCTCTGTTAGCACCTTGCCATAGACTATAAAACATGTTCAGTCCATTCGGAGTAGATACTATAAGAACTTTGGTTGTTTGACCGGATGTAATTGTTGGATATACGGAGCTAAAAAACTCATCAGCCACATTAGACGGAACGTGAGCAAACTCGTCCAAGAATATAACGTTATACGAACCACCACGAACAGCCGATGCCGAAGTGGCCGAAGCCATGGCTCTAGAACCGTTTTCCAGAGCTATAGACGTTTTGTTCCATTCTATAACTCCTTGTTGAAGCCATTTAGGAAGATATTCGTATGCTTCCTTTAAACGTTTCATGATTTCTGTTGCTGTTTTTAGTTTGTTGGCAAGAATAGCAACGTTGACGTTTTGGTTAAAAACAATGTAATGAACAAGCCAAGCCACTATTGTTGTAGTTTTTCCTGTCTGACGAGGAAGCTTTGCAATAACGTATCGATTATCTTGAATGGTATTGACAATTTTTTCTTGATAATCGTATAACTGAAAAGGTTCAAGACCTTTATCCAGAGTTACAATTTTGATATATTTTTTGATAAAGTAAACAGGATCGTTGGAGCACTTGATGTACTCTTCAATCTGTTCTTTAGTAAATTCTATCTGTGCACCAATCTCTTTAAGATTGGGATTACCTAGATATCCAGTTTTTTTCTTATACCCCATTGTTATTATCTAAAAATGTTTGACTATCTAAAGCCTTAGAACGACTACGGTCTTTATTAATCAAATCTTGCAATTCACTTGTAGAACCAACGTATATGGAATTGTTGGTCGTGTTTTTCACGCTTACTGTTTCTTTTTTTACTGCTTTAGCTTTCTGATGAAGGTCTAAAAGATCTTTATTCATATCAGCCACAGTTTTTAAAAGCTGCGATACAACTTCATAAGCACGAGGAGAGTCTCCTGCTTTAGCTACTTTGAGTATTTCTTCTATAGCTTCAGATCCGTTTGATATAAGCATTTTTATATTATCTTTAGCGTATTCAAAATCTTTATCTAATCCCTTTTCTTCCTTTTTGGGTTCGGATAATGAAACCGATTCTTCTGGTTTAGTAATAAAATTTATGCCTAAAGATTTAGAAATAATATCGTCTGTCATTCTAAAAATCCTCCAGTTATTCCAAAAGTTATTCCGCCAGGATTTGTTGTCGCAGTAGCAAGATAATTTGTTATATTGAAAATTGTTTCTGTTTTTCCGTAAACATACGATTTTGCATTAAAGATATACGAGCTTATAATTGCTCTTCTAGAATTAAAGTCGCCTTCATACTCTTGAGTTAACACAGTTTGCATCAGTGTTATCGGTATATCTATTTTTTTATAAGTATTGTTGTTTACATTAATAGTTATAACAAATTCTGGACTAAAATACGGGAGTATCTGTTCCATCATTTGTAAATTTTCATCAATGTTTCGTGAATACGCATATAAACCAAATGTAAAATTATACGGAACTTCCATGTAAGACTGTAAATCCGTATTGCCTGTAGATCCTATAAGTTTTTTATGAACCTTATTTAAATGGCGTGTTGGATCGTAAGTTATGTTTGTTATCTCAAATCCAATTTGTGGTATGTTTATTTCTACGCGGGTGCTTTCACTAATAGAGCTAGGTAATATTAAACGTTTAATAAATTTCTCTTTAGGAGAATAGGTTATAGGAACCATTATGTCCCTGTCTTCTCCTGTTGAAGTTTTTTGCATTATGTGTATATTATTAAATAACGAACCAAAAGCTATTACTAATTTTCTTATGGAATCGTTTTTATAATATGTAAACATTAGTAATTTCCTTCAGAAAATGGATCAGTCTCGGTAAAATCTAATATACCATCGTCTAAAGAAGAGATTTCTTTATTCTCTGCAGTCATGCCGTGGTCGTATGTTTCAACACTATCTATATCCGTATTACCTGTTCGCATAGCTTCTTCATTGTAAGTAAACAGACTGCAGGTTAGTTTATAGCAATACAATTTACCTAGTTGGTAAAATGGATTTTCGTGTTCTACAAAGTTTATTTCAAATAATGCTTTTGCGTACGGAAAATAAACTATATCGCCTTCACGCGGTCGTTTGATATCAGGTAAACGAGCTTGAATTTCTTGTATAAATCGTTTTTTTGCTATAGTTAGAAAAATATCGTCTTTAACTTCGATACCAAATTTACTTGCTATATCGCCTTGGCCAGGAAATCCAGTAGTAGAATCTATATACATTTCTAAAGGAATTCCTATGGTAAAAAATACACCGTATTGTTCACCGAATAGTAAGTCTTGTTTAAATTTTTCACGAGGAATATAAACAAAATCACGACCCATTGTTTTTATTATTTCAATGGTTAGATCTTCTACAAGATCTTGTTCTTCAGAATAATCTTTAAAATACGGATTGACTGCCATATTAACCTGTCATAAAATCTACTGGTAGTTCAGAATTAGTTAAGAATTCTTGTTCTATCTGAGCAATTTCTGCCATAGCTTCTGCGAATACTTGAGCACCTCTCATAGTAACACCACCAGGCATAGCTACTCCATCAAATTTGGCCATGTTTGAACCCCATTGTCTCTTGATAAGAGCAGTAAGATATCGTTTTAAATATCGATCATCGTATATTTTAGTGTAATCATCAGGATTTAATGATGCGTATGCTTGAATGGCCAACCAGTCACCGGGATGTGTTTCTTGTTTCCAGTCCATGTTTAAGTGTAGTTTGCCTGCTACTTTGCTAAATTGAATAGCCTTTTCTGGTTGAAAATAATCTTCAATGAGTTTAATGTAACGCATCATAGCATCATAATTAGCAAGACCTAGCGCGTGCGTACCTTGAAGGTTTCGATTGACACCAAAATAGTCGGTTAACGCCATTTGATAACGAATATCAAACATATTAATGTTTGCAAAACTACCAAATTGCATAACTTTAACCACAGAGACTATTTCATTTCCGGTAGGACCGTTAGTTCCGTTTGGTGGACCAATATCAGAAACAGAAATGTATTGATTGTCTATATCTTCTTGTGTTACTTGGTATTTAAAAAATACCTTTTCAACGCCGTCAAAATGGCGTTCAACAAAATAATCTAAAGCATCGTCTAAACGATCTTCACATTGCTGCCAGTCAACGTTTATTTCGATAACCGGAGCACCTAGTTTTCGTAAACAGTACTCTATTAATGTTTGTCTAGAATTTGGTCTTGCCATAAAATACCTGTAAGTATTTATGGCGTTTTATATTTCTAAATTAATTAGTAGGTTCTGTGGATGTATTTGGTGTCGTTGGAGCAACGGGAAGGCTTACAGGAGTAGTTAAAACCTGATTAAAATCTATATTTTCAATGTAATATCGCCTAGTTACTGGTGTGTTGGCCTCATCTGGCGCACTAGGTTCGTAGTTAGTAAATCCGGGCATGTTCAAAGGGCAGTTTAATTTAGGATAGTCTAGTTTACTGTACTCTTCGCCGTTTGACATTAGCCATGTAGACGGTTTATCACCACATCCACAACCACCACAATAGTGTTTTCCAGAAGTTTGGCTATCACGAAGATATTCACATGGAGTTAATTCTCCTCCTTGAGATTTATTTCCAAAACAACTAAGAACACGCAATTGTTTTATAGGTTTATTTACCTTTTCGTTGCTGATACCACGAGAAGCAATAGCCGAAGCAAAACTTTTAACCATGCTTATACTTTTAGAAAATCTATTAGTTGGACTTCCGGGAGTAGCAGATCTAAATTCAACAGGTGGTTGAGTAGGCGCAGTTGGTGCGTTTGCCTGTGGTTGAACTGTGTTTTGGTTATTCTTTTTATTACATCCACATCCCATAATATAAACTCCTATTGTCTAATATTATATAGTTACGTTAGATAAATTCTTCTAAAAAGTCTAATCTTGGTAGCTTTATTTTTTTCTAGTAAACTCACATTAGCGTAATCACTAGAATTTGCGCTTTGAATAAACATATATTGTTTATTATTGTTAAAAGATTGTTTTCCATTTATACTAAACGGCGTTGACGTTAAATATTTTCCATTTATTAAATTTACATTATCGTATACTACAGTATTTAATTTGATGTTTTTAAAATATAAAGCCAGCTCATCTAAACTTGGAAGATACCAATCTGTGAAAGAATTTGCTGTATGATTTTTAATGGTTGTGTACAGCAAACTATTATAATTTTCGGTATTAGACCATCCATCGTATTCGTTTGCAGCTAGATCTGTATAATTTTCTGTTTCAGTATTAAATGAGCTTATAGGTAAATCTTGAAGATCTGCTATAAGTATCCACGAACGGTTGCTTTGTGTGCCCCTTGCTGTGTAAGTTACTGCAGTTCCAGTAACAAAATTTCCTAAAACTTCAGAAGTATTTTCTGTAAAAGTTCCAACGTATATTCCTCCTTGGTAGTATTCGCCAATAGCTGGAATGCGTTTAAACGAATAAGTAGACTGCGAAACCGAACTGGTTGTAGCAGATGGAGGAGTTCTATTCGTTGGCATAAAAATATCAGAACAAGGAGAAAGAGTACACGAACGTAAAGTTCCGTTGTACGGGGGAGTCCAAACTCCATCACCACATTCTAATTTAGTTGTAATAATACACTCTGTAGATTCTGTGGTTACTCTACAACAATTACCAATCAAATCACTAGAATTAAAACAGCCAGTATTGTCGTCAGGAACGCACACTTCTTTATTTGTGTTTTTAATTTTTATTCCGTTACAAGTGATGTCTCCGCCTTGATTTTCGCAAGTTTTTGCTGGATAGAATGTAGAGTGTAAATTTTCTGATGTTCCTTCGTTTAAGTTGAAACAGTCTAGATCGTTATTTACTTGCTCGCACGTCTGATAATAGGTGCCTTGGTTATTTTTCCAGTGGCAACACGCTCCGTCTGTGAACGTTAGTGTTGGCGAGCCCGGAACAGGTAAATCTTGTAAACATCCTCCAGCAGCAATACACTGAGAATCGCCCTCCGCTCCGCGAATATATCCACCGCCCGGACATTGAGCAGGAGAAGATACAGCGGTTCCGGTTTGACAACACCAACCAGAATCTAATCCGGTTATGGTTGGATTTGCATTATTATTAGCTATTCTTGAACGGAAATGTATACTCATTTTAGCAATCCGGTAAAGTAGAACAGTCTCCAAACGCTTCACAGTCTATTTTAACACACCGTGAACCCCCATCAACTGTTAATAGTTTTCGTGTTGTTGTTCTGGGAGGAAGACTTCCGCCAGTCGATGGTGGAGTTGCCCCCGGTCTTAAAATAGTTATATATTGGGTGTTTTCTATAACTCTAATGTCGTCAGTACCATCACCAATAGGATCTCCGCTAACAGGATCTGTACCAACAGTTACATCTTTTCCAACAATAATTGTAGTGGTTATTTGTAGTTTTACTGTTGTATCATTACTAAAATTATCTACTGGGAAATGGTCATATTTCCATGGTCCAAATGTTTTTTCATAATTACGATCATAATTTAAGTCAAAAAGCATTATACCACCAGTATCGTCTCCAGTAGTAGTAGTTGTGGGAGACGCCACTCCTGCATCTGTCGATTTCTTAACAGTCCATACGCTGTAAGCCCAGGTTAGTATAGACCACTCTCCTTCTGTTAGCGGTACAATAGTAGATACAGGATCTAAAGTTACGTTTAACGTGAAAGTGTCTCCATTGTCAACAACGTTTGGTATAATATTAGGAGAAGTTACAGGCATTTCTTCCCATACGATTTTATCTCCGGCTATATTGGTGTAAATTGTGGGATCAATTTTTACAACCTTTTGTATTGGTTGTGTTTTAGAGAAGAACTCATCGTTTTGGCCTGCTAGTCCATCCCAATACACGTACAGTGGGCCTAATGGTTTATTGACTAAATCTGAAATAGTAAATGTTTCATTACTACGAATTTTCTTTAGATTTGGTTCAATTTCGTCTCCTGGATTTGAAGAAGATACCGTGAGAAAACCAGAAGCGTCTACTCTTCCTGTAGAATAGTACAGCCAATAATCTGTTAGTGTTGTAGTGTTATTTACCAGATCTATCTCGTATAATTGTGGTTTTATTGTCTCAAAGTTATTAGTGTTATCAGGATCTTGTAAAACAAACAACACGTATCGTTTAGATCCTGGTAACGATTCTCGTTCGCAGTTATCAAGCTGAGTGGTTGACGGCAATCCTAAATTAGTTCCTGTTCGGGGCTCACACGATAGTCCTAAAAACTCACAGGGTTCAGTAGAACAATAATTTGTTCTGGTATTGAATGCATTACACGGGCAATATCTGGGTTTCCAGATCAACTCGTTCATGTATGACTGTAGCAATAATGAATTTTCAAAAGTTATAGACGCATTAGTTAGATTATCAATTTTTTGGAAGGAACAACTTCCTTTATAATTGTTACCAACACCAGTCGGTGCAGTGGTTGATCGTGGTTGTAAATTTTGACATATAACAGGTTTAGATGTCCAATATTGTTTGGTAGTTCTTTGTCGTGCCCCTTGTGGTCCGGTTGGTATATCACCAAATGGTATTAGATCCGCAATAAATCTACCAATATTACATGCAGAATTGGTGTTTCTGTAACAGTTAGGATCAGATTGCCACCATTTTGCTGTTGAATTACAAGTATTAGAAAATCCTGTAATTATGGCAAATTTTTGTCCACCAATAACTGTTGCGTTTGCTTCTAACAGCTCGCTTATACCCACTAAACCAGAATCTGTTGGCCATATTAATTCACTATTGTAAAAACCACCACCACATTGTGTTGAGTTTTCTCCTATGTATCCTAACCATCCACCTCTACTGCAATTTATATCAAGCTTTAAAGGCTTAATAACACAAGGAGGATGTTCCGGACTAAGTTGTGGTGGATTTGTGCCTTTGATAAAAGTACATTTAACAAATAAATTTTCCATTTTTGTGCTAAAATTCACAGCACATCCTTGTTTACAAGAATTTGTATCTTGCTTTAAAGGTCTACCGTATAGGTCATACCACGGACCTTTAATAGACCAACATTTCATGTCTACCGAATGAGCTGCCGCGCCGGGGAATTGTAAATATTTAATTTCAAATTCTTTACCACCAGACGGTGATGGTGGTGTCCAGTCCACAGGAATTAGTAGTTGAGGTATTTCAGACGTATCGTAATCTTCGTAGTTACAGCATGTTAATCCCAGAGCAGGAGTTAACTTGATATTAACATTTTGATTTTCTGGCGTGAAATATAAAGACTTTCCATTATCTGGATTTGTTAATGTTGTTAACTGTGAAGCTATGAATCCCATTTCTGCGCTAAGACCTTGCTCTGTTGTAATTCCTGCAAACAGCAATTGTGTTTTTAATGCTTCACTGCTAGGATAAAAAGTTGGTTCTAACCAATACGGTTTACCTGTGGTAGTACTACCATCAGTATTCGTGTACAGAACATTGGGGTTTCCGGTGCATACAAATTCAGTAGTAGTTTCTGAAGTGGGTCTTTCTACTCTACCATCTCTACCAGCAAACACACCGCCAGTGCAAATTTCTGCATCAGGGAACGGATCTCCTGCGTTTAATCCGA